CACCGGTGGCGACAAGATCTCGGCGCGCTTCATGCGCCAGGACTTCTTCGAGTTCTTCCCGCAGTTCAAATTGTTCGTGGCGGGAAACCACAAGCCCGCCATTCGCAATATCGACGAGGCGATGAAACGCAGGCTGCACCTGATCCCTTTCACGATCACCGTGCCGCCCGAGCGCCGTGACAAGAACCTGCAACAGAAGCTCCTGGCCGAACGTGACGGCATCCTCGCGTGGGCTGTGCAAGGCTGCCTCGACTGGCAACGCCACGGGCGGCTCGATCCGCCGCAGCGCGTGGTGGAAGCCACCGAGGAATATTTCGAGGCCGAGGACGCGCTGGGCCGCTGGCTGGATGAGCGCTGTGTGCGCGAGGCCAACGCCAAGTCGCTGACCGCCGATCTGTTCAACGACTGGAAACAGTGGGCCGAGGCCGCCGGTGAGTTCACGGGGTCGCAAAAACGCTTTGCCGATCTGCTGCTCACCCGTGGCTTGGACAAATGGCGCAACGGCATGGGCCTGCGTGGGTTTCAGGGTCTTGGCCTGAAGTACCCGCCAGCACCTGCCTACACCCCTTACGCCGACAACTGAAATGACCGCGTCTGACGGATCGGACGGACTACGTCGTAACTCCTACGCGTGCGCGTGTGCGCGCACCTCATGGGTGGTTTCGATAAGACCCGTCCGATCCGTCAGGCCAGACCAAAACAAGGACTGACACTATGACCACCACCATCCTCGCCCTCGATCTGGGCACCACCACCGGCTGGGCGCTGCAAGGCTGCGACGGCCACATCACCAGCGGCTCGGAGAGCTTCAAACCGCAACGCTTCGAAGGCGGAGGCATGCGCTTCCTGCGCTTCAAACGCTGGCTCACCGAGATCAAGCAGTCCTGCGACGGCATCGACTGCCTGCACTTTGAGGAAGTACGCCGCCACGTCTCGACCGACGCGGCGCACGCCTACGGCGGTTTTTTGGCCACGCTCACCGCGTGGTGCGAGCACCACCAGATCCCGTATCAGGGCGTGCCGGTCGGCACGATCAAGAAGTACGCCACCGGCAAGGGCAATGCCAGCAAGGATGAGATGGTGGCATCCGCCCGCGCCCGTGGTCATGCCCCGGTCGATGACAACGAAGCCGATGCCCTGGCCCTGCTGCACTGGGCCATCGCACAGCACGCATTGGAACGGGAGGTGTGAGATGAAGATCCCGACACCCCAATACCGCTGCCCGCTGGGCAGGTTGCAGCCGGAAGTTCAGGACGTGGATGTCATCAAGCAACGCGGCTGGCGCGACCAGCACATCCTCGTCGTCAATGCTGACGACGAGCGTCTGGACTGGATGGAGCGCGAGTTGGTGCGCCAGATCGGTGAACGCCTCTACGGCAATGGAGGGCGACGCCATGGCTGACCGTCACAACCCTTGGACGATTGAGGGCGTGGCCGCCCGCTTCGAGGAGGCGGCCAGCACCGGACGCCGCCTGCCACCCGTACGCGTGCAGGGCTACTTCAACTGCTGGCCTGCCTTTGTGCGCAAGGAGTGGGAGTCGTTTTCCGCCGACGAGAAGGTTTACCGACCGTTCCCGCCCACGCCGGACGCCATCGACCGGATGCTGGAGACGATGCGCTGGGTGCAATGGCTGGAGGTCGAGCAGCGCCATCTGGTGTGGATGCGCGCCAAGCGCTACGGCTGGCGGGACATCACCATCCGCTTTGCCTGCGACCGCAGCACGGCGTGGCGACGCTGGCAGCGGGCACTGGAGATCGTGGCGACGAACCTCAACGGCGAAGGCGTGCGGCCGCCGTCCAAAAACGTGGGCAATTTAGGGTAATGCTTGCCGCGTTTGTCCTCGCCTTGCCTTGCTTGTCCGTTTCGAGGCCCGGCAGGCATGCAACAAAACAGCCCAGTCGGGGGTAGTATTTCAGCTATCTTCTGGACAGCGGTGACGGCACAGGAAGTGGCCCAAGGCAAAAGGGGTCCTTCCTGGCCAAACTCCCATGCGGGGGGCGCGAGCGCGGCGCTTTACTAGCGTCAGACTGCAAACCAAGGTTTGCAGGGTTTGCGGTTTGCACCCCCACCCCGACGCCACGAGCCCGCCCACGGTCCGCCGTCGGCGGGCTTTCTGTTTCCGAGGAACCGATTCTGGACACGCTCGCCGTCGCGTACCGCAAGGTCGAGACGCTGATTCCCTACGCCCGCAATCCGCGCACGCACAGCGACGAACAGGTCGCGCGCATCGCCGCCAGCATCGCCGAGTTCGGCTGGACCAACCCGATCCTGGTCGACGGCGATCACGGCGTCATCGCTGGCCACGGCCGCCTGCTCGCAGCACGCAAGCTGGGGCTCACCGAAGTGCCGGTGATCGAGCTCGCGCACCTGACGCCCGCACAGAAGCGTGCCTACGTGATCGCCGACAACCGGCTCGCACTCGATGCCGGCTGGGACGAGGCGATGCTCGCGCTGGAGTTCGCCGAACTGGCCGATGCGGGCTACGACCTGGATCTGACCGGCTTCTCTGCCTCGGAGATTGAAGGACTGCTCGACCAGATCGAGGACACCGAGCCGACCGCCGATGAGGACGCGAGCGCGCAGGAAGGCGACGCGGACGAGGACGACGTCGCGCCACCCACGGTTGCGGTCACGCGACCCGGTGATCTGTGGCTACTCGGCGAGCATCGGTTGCTCTGTGCCGACAGCAGCGACGCTGCCGCTGTCGCGCTCCTCCTCGATGGCGAGCGCGCTCACTTGCTGTTCACGAGCCCGCCCTACGCCAACCAACGCGAGTACACCACGGGTGGTGTTGCCGACTGGGACGTGCTGATGCAGGGCGTGTTCGGCACTGCTCGCGCCGCGCTGCGCGACGAGGCGCAGGTCCTGGTGAACCTCGGCCTGGTCCACCGCGACAACGAGTGGCAACCGTACTGGGACGGCTGGATCGAATGGATGCGCACCCAGGGTTGGCGGCGCTTCGGTTGGTACGTCTGGGACCAATCGGTGACCGTGCCCGGGGACTGGGCCGGTCGCCTCGCGCCACGCCACGAGTTCGTGTTCCACTTCAACCGCCAGGCGCGCAAGCCGAACAAGATCGTGCCCTGCAAATGGGCCGGCCACGAAACGCACCTGCGTGCCGACGGTTCCTCCACCGCAATGCGCGGCAAGGACGGCAAGGTCGGCGAATGGAACCACGCCGGCACGCCGACGCAGGAGTTCCGCATCCCGGACTCGGTCGTCGAGGTGACGCGCCAACGCGGTCGCATCGGCGACGGCATTGATCATCCGGCCGTGTTCCCGCTGGGCCTGCCGAAGTTCTTCATCGAGGCCTATTCGGACGAAGCTGAGATCGTGTTCGAGCCGTTCTCCGGCAGCGGCACCACGCTGCTCGCCGGCCAGCTCACCGGCCGCAAGGTGCGCGCCATCGAGCTCGCGCCGGAGTACGTCGACGTCGCGCTGCGCCGCTGGCTGCAGCACCACCCGGGCACAGCGCCGGTGCTTGCCGTGACGGGCCAGACCTTCGCCGAGGTCGCCGCCGAGCGACTGGGCGCTACGGCAGAGGTCACTGCATGAGCTGGCTGGCCGACCGCATCGAGCATTGGTCGCTCGACAAGCTGCTGCCCTACGTCCGGAACGCGCGCCTGCACTCGGACGAGCAAGTGGCGCAGATTGCGGCATCGATTGCCGAATTCGGTTTCGTGAATCCTTGTCTCGTGGGCGCCGACGGTGTTCTGGTCGCGGGCCACGGGCGCCTCGCTGCCGCACGCAAGCTGGGCCTGACCACCGTTCCGGTGGTGGTGCTCGATCATCTGACGCCGACCCAGCGCCGCGCCTTGGTGCTCGCGGACAATCGGCTCGCGGAACTCGCGACCTGGAACGATGCGCTGCTGCGCGTGGAGCTGGAGGCGCTGCAGGACGAAGGCTTCGATCTCGACCTGACCGGATTCGACGCCGATGCGCTGGCCGACTTACTCGCCGGCGAGGAGCCCGAGCACGAGGGCCAGACGGAAGACGACGCCGTTCCCGACGTGCCCGAGGAGCCCGTCTCCCAGCCGGGCGACGTCTGGCTGCTCGGGCCGCACCGCCTCGTCTGCGGCGACGCG